TGTAAATGTTCTGTTTGGGATAGCTCTTATGAGGGAAATTGGATAAGGTGGAATATTCCAGAAACAGAAGTAAAGAAAATTATATTAAGACATTTTCCAATCCCTGAAGATTTTAGAAACCAATTTAGAAAACAAATAAGAGAGAGATTAAAACAATTATGAAATACGAATTTACTAGAAAAGAAATTATAGAGTGGCTACACGAACAAAATTGGAAGTGTAAACAGTTAGAAAAATTAATACTACAAAAATGATTTGGTTTAAGTTAATACTTGCTTTTGAGTTTTTGATATTTGGTTTACTAATTTGGAAACAAATTAAAAGTTTAGAAAAAAAATGATTTTCTTTATTAAAGGTTTAATTAAAAAATGAAACTAACAAAAGAAGAAACCGGTTTGCTTTATCTTTTGGTCGCCGAGGCGATGGAGAAGTTAAACTTTAATTCTTACGTCAATAAACAGTTGATAACAATACTCTATAAACTAGATCAGGAGGCGAGAAAGTGAACGCCGATGAAGAAAAACAAATTAGTGATCCCAAGACTGATGAGGCCATCTCTAAATATAAAAAGTTTTTAGAGCTAAAAACCGGGAAGAAAATTGACATAAACCAAAACGCTGAATTAGCTGATAGTGATTACTTGGTCTACTATGACAGTAAATTAAGCCACTATCTTGAGGTAAAATGTCGCAGAAATGATTTTAACGCCTTTCCAGACACCCTCGTACCGCTCCGAAAGCACTCTACTGCCGAACATTACCTAAACTGTTCCGGAATAAAAACATATTTTCTGGCTTATTTTGGTGATGGAGTCTTGGCTCTCTTGGATCTAAGTAAAGAGCCGGATCGGATTAAAGAACAGGTTGCCAGAGTTGACCGAAACAATGACCGGGATATTTATGCCCTTTACGACATTAAAAGGTTTACAATATTGGAATGAGAACCCGAAAACAAGGCTTAAAACCACTCCAAAAAGAAGCAGATAAACTTTACCAAATCAAACTGATTGAAAAAAAGCCATTTTCGGTTGTTTCCGGACTACCAACGGAGGTAATCCACCACTATGTGCCTAAATCGCAATCTGCTCACTTAAGATACGATTGGGATAATGGCGTCCCACTAACTCACGCCGAGCATTTTGCTCATCATACCAAAGGAGATCCGGAGATAGCCGCTAAAATACTAAAACATTACGGAAGAAAATGGCACGATGATCTTAACCTCCGGAGGCGAAATATCCAAAAAACAAACAAAGGTTATTTATTGGAAGTAATTGACACATTGACAGCATTATAAAAAAGTTTAATATTTAAGTAATGGTTATCTATACCCTGTCCGAAGATAGTCAAACTGGTATTAAAAAAGATACCAAACTTATATTCAACAAAAGTAAACAAAGATTTGAGTGTATGAAAGATCACGACCTCTATATTTCCAATTACGCTCCATTTTGTGAACTGTTAAAAATTAAGATCCACCGGGTACTTACTAGAAAATCAGAAGAGAAGAGGATTATAGTAATTCCTTTTTGATATATTCTGGTTGTGGAGAGAGTTCGGTGGCAGAACACCACGGCTTTGCCGTTGGAGGGGTGGGTTCAATTCCCATACTCCCCATTTTTGAAATTAAAAATTATTTGTTAATCAATACAATGAGAAAAAAAATAGACTGGTTAAAATTAGAAAAAATATACCAACTTTGTGGGGAGTGTTCGGTTAGTTTCTCTTTGAATTACGAAGAGGGTAGTGATGAATTTAATATAGAAATAAGCTCATCATCACAAAAAGAGAATTTTATTAGTAAAAGCAGGAGTTTTGACACGGTAATAGAAATGGGTACAGACTGGTTAAATTCTATTAAATATTAAACACATAAAATGAAGAAAAAAGAAATAAAACCAATAGAAGATATTAAAGTAGTCGCCGGAGGCAAGGAATACAAATTAGACGATCCAGCAGTTTTAGGAACAAAACCAATCAGACTATCCCGAAGTCATCCAATCCAAGCAATCAATATGTTTCTCCCACCCGGAGTATCCAGATTTTATGTCCAAAGATTAAACAAAAACGAGATCCGATTTCTAATTAGAACTGATGAGGTAGAGCGACTGGCAGATAAAGCCGAAGAGATGATGGGTAAAAAGAAAAAGAAAGTAGCTAAAGCAGTTGAAGCAGTCAAAGATGAAACAAAAACAATACCCGAAGCGTAGTTACCATCCTTGTTCTGATCGTTTTCAAAGTAATGAGATCTTTGAGGATGTCTGGCTAGATGGATTTGACCGTGCTAAATATGTCCTAGAGCAAATGAAACAAAAGGAACATCGTGATATATTGGAAAGAGATAGATTAAAAGTTAAATGAGACGGCCTTAAGCCAAACCTCTATGACAAACGAAAAAGAATATAAAAAGGTGTCCGAGTTACGTGTTTGGGATAAAAACCCACGAGGAATTAAGAAAAAAGACTTTGAGCGATTAAAGAAACAGATTGTAGACTTGGGGGCTTATAAACCACTTCTAGCAACTGATGATGGTATTGTAATTGGCGGTAATATGAGACTCCGGGCTTTGATGGATCTTGGTGTGACTAATGTTTGGGTAAATACGATTACTTTTTTTGAAGAGGATAAAAAGTGGAGGGCTAAAATTAACGGAGAGGTTGCACCGAAGATATTTGAGTCTAAGGAACAGGCAATGCTTGAGTACGCTCTCTCTGATAATGACCGAGCTGGTTACTGGGAGGATGAGTCTTTGGCTTCCATTCTTTTAAATAATCCGGGCATTAATTTGGATGAATTTAAAGTTGATTTAGGAGAACCTCTTGGATTAAAGGACGTGATTGAGCGGTTTGCTCCTGATTTGATTACTGAGGATGAAGCACCTGATGTTTCTGATGGTGAGGCGGTGTCTAAGGTGGGAGAAATCTACCAACTGGGTGATCATCGGGTAATCTGTGGCGATTCTACTAAAGTCGAGGTCATTGAAGCTCTAATGGCCGGGGAGAAAGCCAATTGTGTCTTTACTGATCCGCCCTACAATGTAAATTACGGAAACACGATGAAAGATGCTCTACGCCATAAGGTTTCGGGTGCTAATGCTGGAAAAACGATAATGAATGACCACTTTGATGATCACGAGGGATTTTATAACTTTTTAAGGGATTCTTTGACTGCGATGCAACCTTTTGTCGCTGGGGATATTTATATCTGTATGTCCTCATCTGAATTGCACACTTTACAGAAAGCCTTTCTTGAGGCCGGGGGGCATTGGTCTACCTTTATCATTTGGGTTAAGAACACATTTACTATTGGTCGCTCTAATTATCAGCGACAGTACGAGCCTATTTTATACGGATGGTTTGAGAAAACTAGTCACTATTGGTCGGGAGTCCGCAATCTCTCTGATGTTTATAAGGACGAAATAAGACAGGACGCTGATGGATCTAAATGGCTAAAGGTAGAAGCTGGGGTGGAGACTGATATCTGGGAATACAATAAACCCTCTAAATCTAAGGAGCATCCTACGATGAAGCCTATTGGTCTTTGTGCTAGGGGGATAAAAAACTCTACAAAATATGGCGAGATAGTCTCGGATTCATTTGGTGGCTCTGGATCTACGTTGATTGCCTGTGAACAGTTGCATCGGAAGTGCCGGATGGTCGAGCTTGATCCGAAATACGTTGACGTTATTAGAAAACGCTACGCCAAGTTTATTGGTGAGGAGAATTGGGAGGAGGCAACGCCTAAGATATGAAAATATTAAATTTATATGCTGGTATTGGTGGGAACAGAAAGTTATGGAGTGACGAGCATCAAATTACAGCAGTTGAACTTGATGAAAATATAGCCAAGATATATAAAGACTTCTTCCCAAATGATGAAGTAATAGTCGCTGATGCCCATCAATATCTTTTAGACCATTATAAAGAGTTTGATTTTATTTGGAGTAATCCACCCTGTCCAAGTCATTCAAGATTAAGAAAAGGATTTTCAATGGCAAATGGTGCAAAAGCAGTATATCCAGATATGAAACTTTACGAAGAAATATTCTTTTTACAGGGTTATTTTAAGGGAAAATATTGTGTTGAAAATGTTAAAAGTTGGTATGAACCTTTAATTATTCCCCAAACATTAAGTAGGCATTGGTATTGGAGTAATATTCAAATACCGGATAAAAAAATTACCAAAGGAAAAATAAACTTGACTGGTGGTTGGGAAAAACAAAATGATGAAATGCAGGTTAAACAATTAGAACAAGATTTGGGTTTTAACTTGTCTAACTATAATATTTCTTTTTCAAAGAAAAGAAGATTTTTAAGAAACTGTGTTGAACCAGAACTAGGATTACATATTATTAACCAACTATGAAAAAAGTAAGACTAGAATCAGTAGATCTAAAGAATAAGTATTTAGGTGGTAGACCTACTGTAATGACCGAGTCGGTTCTCGGAAAATTAAAGGAAGCTTTTATGATCGGTTGCACTGATACTGAAGCCTGTCTTTACGCTGACATAAATCCTGACACCCTTTATGATTATCAAAAGAAGAACGAATGGTTTTCCGAGCTAAAAAAGCAATGGAAAGAAAACCCCGTACTTAAAGCAAGAACTACTGTTTATAAGAACTTGGACGATAAGGAAACGGCTATGAAATACTTGGAGAGAAAGAAAAAGGACGAGTTCTCTTTGAGGAGTGAAGTAACCGGGGCTGATGGAGAAGCTGTGGCTGTGTTTAATTTTAACCCACCAAAAGATGCCAATAACAGTGAACATAAACCCACAACCTAAGCAGTACGCTTGTTATCAGTATCTCTTTGATGACATTACTCGCTTTATCGGCTTTGGTGGTGGAGCTGGGGGTGGAAAGAGTTGGCTTGGGTGTGAATGGCTTTTATGGAATTGCTATAAATATCCCGGCTCTAAGTGGTTTATTGGCCGGAAGGAATTAAAACGGTTGATGGGTTCTACTTATATTACTTGGATTAAGATGTGCAGTTTTCATAAAATACCGAGGACTGATTGGGTTCTAAATTCTAAATATAACTATATTGAGTTTGTTACCGGGGCTGCTAAGGGTTCACGCATTGATTTGCTTGATGTTGATTTTAAACCGAGCGATCCAATGTTTGAGAGGTTTGGTTCTCTTGAATACACCGGGGGATGGGGTGAGGAGGTTGGTGAGTGGCATTTTCTTGCTTTTGATGTTTTAAAGTCACGTATTGGCCGATGGCGGAATCTTGAGTTTGGATTGGTTGTGCCTAAGTTTTTATTAACGTTTAATCCGACTAAAAACTGGCTGTATCGTATCTTTTATAAGCCTTGGAGGGACAAATCACTTCCTATTGGTTATTCCTTTACTCAATCTTTATTTATGGACAATAAGTTTACGGCCGAGGAGTATGGAAAGTCATTAAACGAGATCACTGATATGGTAACTAAGTCTCGGCTTCGGGATGGTATTTGGGAGTATGACGATGAGGATACGGTTTTAATTTCTTTTGATTCAATCATTGATATGTTTACTGCTACTCCCGAATATTCCACAGATTTGTATTTGACCTGTGATGTAGCTCGGTTTGGCTCTGATCGTATCGTGTACGGCCTCTGGCGTGGTTGGGATTTAACCGATATCACTACCAAACAGCATCAAGGCATTGATCAGACCATTACTGACCTTAGAACTCTAATGGGAGAGCATCGGATACCTTATTCCCACTGTGTGGTGGACGAGGACGGTGTTGGGGGTGGGGTGGTTGATCATTTAAAGGGTATCAAGGGTTTTGTTAACAATAGCAGTCCGATTATGACCAAGAGTTCTCTAAATCCCCACGAATTAAAGAAAGAAAACTACCGCAATTTAAAGACTCAATGCTCTTATATCTTTGCGGACAAGGTTAACAATCACGTGGCTACCATCTCGGCCAAATTAAAAGAGGAGGATCGGGAGTATCTAATTGAAGAGCTTGGTCAAATTAGAAGAAAGATAACCGGGGATGATTCTACCCTACAGTTAATCGCTAAGGAGGAAATTAAGGAAAATCTTGGACGTTCACCTGATTTATCTGATTGTATGATGATGAGGGCTTATTTTGAATTGGACAAGCCAAAGAAGTTTAATTACGATCCATCGTTGGGATTTGGCGGAGTTAACTCTTACTATCCCGGTTTATGATATATTCTTTTATATGACAGATAACATAATCTCTTTAGACAAATTAGAGTATATTTTGAACGCTGACGCAAATGACGGTTGGGAGTTTCAGAAGAGACGACACGATGATTGGAAAGCAAATTACGAATTGAGCCGGGATAAGGTAATTGTAAACCGATTGACTCAACGCCAATCAGTAAATATCCCTCTAATGAAGCAGATAAATAAGACGATACTATCCAAGATAGATGACTTTGTTGACCTTGAATTTATCAACTTAGACAATGATAAGCAGAAAGAACTATTTTACAATCAATACTGGACTGATGTTGTTAAGGTTGAGAACCAACTAGAACTCAAGGACAAGGTAGACAAGAAGCAAGTAATTACCTTTGGCCGAACCTTTGAGAAATTAAATGTGATGAAAGGCAAACTAAAATTTCACGTTGTTGATCCAATTGATATGAGAGTAGATCGCTTTATTGATCCAACTAACATTGACTCCGCTAAATACTTAATCCAAGACAATATTTTTGAAACATTAGATGACCTCAAATCTAATCCAATGTATGATCAGGAAGTAGTCGCTCAAATGGAAGAGTTTTTTAAGTCCGAGCAAGGATTGATAATTGCTTCCGAAAATGCCGAGAAATTAAGAACTAAAAACGAAGCTATGAGTGAAATGGGAGATGATAATGTTGATAATCCGGCAATCGGACAAACATTAGTCCAACTCCAAGAGGGATTTATCAAAGTTTATAATCCAGAGATTGAAGAAGAAGAAATCATTTTTACCTTATCCGGAGCAATTATCCTTGATGGAGTTACGACTCGCAAGATTTTATTCTCTGATACCTTAAACAATGCCATTGGTGATACCGCAGACCACTTCTGGAGATACCATTATCCCTATGAGTCTTGGGGTGAAGATCTTGAGAACAGAGACTTTTGGTGTGATGGTATTGATGACGCCGTAAGAGTCCCAAATCAAATCGTCAATTCTTGGTTTAGCCAGACAGTTGAGAACCGAACAATGCGGAACTTTGGGATGAATTACTTTAATTCTAGTAACTCTGGAGAGGATGGAGCATTTATTCCACAAACATTTGAACCTAAGGCTTGGGGTTGGTATCCAATTCCCGGCAATCCAAACGAACTTATAAAGAGTGTAGAAATACCACAACTTAACGGCAATCTTGAAGAAATTAACTTTGTTGTCCAGATCGCAGAAAAAGCAAGTGCGGCCACCGCAATTACTCAAGGTGTATCCGAACAGAAGAAAATTACTCTTGGTGAAGTTGAACTCTTGGCCGGTAATGCTCTTGATCGTATCCAGTCTATGTCCCTTTATTACCAACAGGCTTGGCTCAATCTTGGGAGAAAATATATAAAAATGATGGAAGCGATGGGTAATGATATTGAAGCCGTCAAATTATACAAACAAGGATACAAAGGTACGGTCTTTTCCAAAACCATCACTCCGAACAGTTGGAAATCCGCCTCCGGGTATTCCTGTAAAGTAATCAGCAAAAAGGATAAATCCGAACAAGACTTGGAGCAGATCAATAAACTCAATGCCGTCAAAGCATTTTTACCCACTAATCAGACCTTATCTAACATTATTAAAAAGAAATTATTGGACATTGGTGGACTAACACCGGACGAAACTAAGGAGATATTGGCCGAAGAAGAGAAAATGGTTCAAGTTATTCCCGGCACAGAGGGGATGATGGGAGCAACCGGCAATCCAGCGATGGGAGGGCAACCAGCCGCTACAATCCCCACCTTACCAGTTAATCCTCCGACTGTTTAATAGTTTATAATTTCAATACAATGAACAATATATTGGATAACATAGTAGAAAAACTAGGCGGTTACGATCAGTTAAATGCCGCCGAGAAAGAAACTTATAAGGAACATTTAAAGATTATTGAGGGTAAAACCGTTTCCTTTGACGACACTAAAAAGTTTGTCCGGACGATGATCACCGTAATTGAAAGGGATTTGGTAAATACCAAAGAAAACAGCGTAGAGTCAAGAGGACTCAAAGCAAGACTAAAGAACTTCCTTTTATTAGAACAGTTTATGTTTAGCCCGGAGAGGGCAAGGGAAGCGTTAGAAGTTTACTACAAAGAACAACTATGATCGCCAAAAAGACATTAGATCCGGATACATTAAAATATCTGGAAGAGTTATTAAATAAATCGTCAAAAGATCTGGACGCTGATGAGATAGCTTTCCTTATTGCCCGGAAAGAGTATTTAACCGAGAGAGAGATTGACTCCATCCCAAAGATTGAAGAGGTTGAATATGTTGTAAATAAAAAGAAGTTAGCAAAATACGGCGATGGAGCAGTTGACGCCGATGATGTTTTAGAACCTAAAAAGAAAGCAAAAAGAAAATATCTTAAATAATTATTTATTAAGCAAACCCCGAATAGGGACGCAAAATTATGACAGTAACAAACAAAACAAAACCAGTCGTAGATATAGACGAATTGGATATATTGGCCGCCGAAGAAGAGGCCAAAGCAGACGAAATTATTGAAGAGTCCGAAGAGTCAGAAGAGTCCGAAGAAACTCCTAAAGCTCCTAAAACTCCCAAAGAACCAGAGAAAGCTCCGGTTGATTGGGAAGCTAAAGCCAAAGCCTCCGCTCAAGAAGCATTGATCTTAAAAGCTCAAATGGATAAGATTGAAGAGGAAAAGAATAAAAAGGTGGAAATTACCGAGGATTTTCTTAAAGAAAAGTATCCGGATTGGGAAGATATGACTCTTGGTGAACAAAAAGCCATTAAAAAGACCGAAGAATTGGCTCAAGAACTTCAAGAAATCAAAAATAATACCAACCAATTTAACAATGATCGTAAGTGGCAAGAAAAAGTAGAAACTTATATTACTGATGAAATGCCCGATATGTTTCCTAAAATTGTCGGTAGAGAAGAAGAGTTTAAGCGTTTTGCTACCAGACCAACAAGAAAAGGCCTACCTTTAGATGTTATCGCTCAATCATTTTTATATGAGTTTCCGGCAACAGAAAAGAAACGATCATTATTTCACGCTCCCGGTGGTGAAGCTCCTCAACCAAAA